ACCAAATAAAAAATTTGGAACAAACGAAATTCATTTTGGATCAACAATTGGCGACCATGCGCAAGGAACGCGAAAAACTAATTGAAAAACTAAAAAAATGAACAAGGCAATTTTGACGGTGATTTCAATTCACTTTACATTGTTTATTATTTTGGTGCTATGGATTGAATATGAAAAATATAAAAACCGGAATGACAATGAATGAATTGTTGGAATTTAATGATTGGGTTGACGGCCTGATTGAAGACCTTGCAATGAACGAAAATGTTTCTTTGCTTGAATTTGAAAATCGTTTCAATCAAATCGAATCAGAACGTGAACGGGTTTTGTTGATGTTGTCAAAAATCAATGATTTGTTGGATGACAATGATTTTTCGTAATTTTGACCAAACGGGACGCGAATCGTCCGAAAAAATTCAACATGGCGCATAGAACAATAAAAGACAAAATCGCATTATCAAAAAAGATTTGCGACGATTACGGAACAAACGACGTCACCATTGATTCAGTTTGTGAACAACACGGAATTTCAGGTCGGACATTTTTGTTATGGAATGACGCACATTCTGAAATTTCTGATTTATATAAGTTAGCCAAAGAAAAAAATTCAAAGGTTCACAAAAACGTTATGCGCGAAAAGGCGTTGAACGGCCTTCAAAGATTTTTAACCGGTTGGAATGTTGAAGAATCTGAAACCGAAGAAATGAAAAACGGCAAAGGCAAAGTTGTAATGACAAAAACCAAAAAGAAAAACAAGTTCATTCCGCCGTCAACGACCGCAATCATTTTCGCATTGAAAAACATCGATCCGGCGCAATGGAACGAAGACATGACAATTGATTTCGGCGGTGAAAAACAAGTTTTCAAAATAGGCGACCAAACAATCGAATTCAAATAAACGCCGGGTGAACAATTGTCAAACCAAAGGTTTTTCAAAGCGTTGGAAGTTCGGTTCGAATCCGACACCCGGCCCAAAATAACAACAACATGAACAACATAATTGAACAAATCGTTGAAAAATACGAACCCGGTGAATTTATAATCATTGACGGTTTTGACATGGCAATCATTGGTTGGTGTCAATCAAACGAAAAATTGATTTATTCAGTTCAAAAATGTATTCACATTTTAACCGAATACATGACCGAAGACGAAGCAATTGAACATTTTGAATTTAACGTTCGACCATGTTGCGGTGAAAAAACACCGATATTTTGTGACGATTTTTTTTATTGATTTATGTCAGTATTATTTGAACCACATCCGAAACAACACGAATTCATTCAGGCGGTGTTTTCGGAAAAATATAAATATTTGCTTTTTGGCGGTGCGGCCGGTGGTGGCAAATCATTCGTGTCATTGGCAACATTGATTTTGTTGGCTCGAATTTATCCCGGTTCAAAATCGTTTGTGATTCGCGAATCGTTGCCAACATTGAAACGAACAACCATTCCGTCGTTTTTCAAGTTGTGTCCGAAATCGTTTGTCAAAAGTTACAATCAAACCGACCAATTGGTCAAATTTCGAAATGGATCAACGTTGATGTTTTTCCCGGAAAATTATGTCATGGATAAAAATTTGACGCGATTCGACGGTATCGAAGCGAATTTCTTTTTGATTGAAGAAGGTCAGGAATGTCAACGAAAAACATTTGAAAAATGCAAATTGCGCGCCGGTCGAAATATCATTCCGGGTTTGGACAAACAACCAAATCCAATGATTTTGGTCACATGCAACCCGTCACAAAATTGGACAAAGGAATTGTTTCATGAACCATATGTCAACGGAACATTGACACCTGAACATTTTTATTTGCAATCGTTAATGAAGGACAATCCGTCGTTGCCTGAATCGTATTTGAACGGATTGGAAAATTTAGACGAAGTAACGCGCGAAATTTTCGTCAACGGAAATTGGGACGTCATGAACGTTGAACGTCCGTTTGCTTACGCGTTCAATAAATTCAAAACCGTCAAATCGAATTTGGAATTTAACAAAAACGAACCAATCATTTTGTCGTTCGATTTCAACGTTGATCCGATTACATGCGTTGCCGGTCAAAGTTACGGCGGTAAAATTCGAATCCTGAAGGAATTCAGATTGCGCAATTCGGACATTTACAATTTGTGTTCGGTTATCAAAACAACCTTTGGAAATCCGTTTTTTATTGTCACCGGTGACGCGTCCGGCGCGAATCGTTCCGCCATGACCAAAGGCGCAATGAATTTTTATTCAATTATTCGTGACGAATTAGGGTTGAGCAAATCACAATTCAAAGTTCCGTCAATCAATCCGTCAATAAAGAATTCACGCGTGTTGTTGAATTCGATGTTGGAACGTCACACCGATTTGTTGATTGATTCAAGTTGTCAATACCTAATCAATGACCTGATTTCAGTTCAAACCGATTCGAACGGCGACATCGACAAAAGCAAAGACAAACATTTGACGCATTTATTGGATTGTTTCCGGTATTATTTGTGGACGTTTCACCATGATTTTATTCGTTTTCTAAAATGATTTTTCAGTATATTTGGAAAAAATAAACAACAACCAAATGAAGTTTTTTAAACGAAAACCAAAACAACAACAACCAATTTCAAATTCAAGTTTTAACCTGAAAAAAGTTTATACAGACAACGACGGGTGCAATTGGTATGAATTCGAAAACATGTTGACTATTCCGGCAAAACGCGCAATCGCGGCCGAAATCGCGACACGTTTCGCCGACATGAATTTGACGAAAGCGCAATTGACACGTTTGTTCGCTGAAATGAAGAAAAAAGCGAATGAAGGGAACATCGTTGAATTGTTTCATTTAATGTCTGAAATCGAATTCCGGTTGAATTACATTGGCGAAGAAACAACATTGTTGGAATTGGCGACATGTTATTTTGTTATCGACGGCGAAGATGCGACCGGGTACGATGACAAACATCGTCAAATCAAATTGAACAAATTCAAAGACGATCCGGAATGTCATGATTTTTTTTTGCAAAGGGGCTTCGAATACACAATCAATTATTCGAATTCATCCGGGGCCGATATAGTCGAATTTTTGAAGACAATGGAACCCGAAAGCGAAAAACTGAATCAGATTTTGCGAACGTTGTCGTTGGAAGATACATTGACGAAATAAACTATTTGAATCAATTGATTTGTGAATCGCGTCCGTCAGAGGTTCGCGCGTTGGAATCATTGACCGTCGACGAATATTATCAAACCATTTCAACATGGATGCGGATCATTGACGAAAAAAATAAGTCGTTTGAAAAAATCAATTCAGGCGACGACGAAAAACCCAAAGAAAGACGTAAATTCGGCAAAGCAAAAAAAGTTTAAGTCATGGCCGAACCAAAAAATGTCATCTTTAAAATTCAAGCCGATACCGCGCAATTGCGTCGTGAATTGGACGCCGTTAAAAAATCAATTGACGGTTTAAACGCCGGGGTTAATAAAACCGCCCAAAATGTCGGTGGTTTGGCAAATGTTTTCAAAGGGGCGGCGGCGGCCTTTGGTGGAATCGCAATTGGTCAATCCATTTTAGATTTTGGAAAAAACGCAATTCAAGCGGCGTCCGATTTTCAATCGTTGCAAATTTCATTCACAACATTTTTGAAGGATCAGGATAAAGCGAAAACGGTGTTGGCCGATTTGCAAAAGTTTAGTTCGGTGACGCCATTCACGGGCGAAGAAGTTCAAAACGCGGGACGTGCATTGTTGGCGTTTGGTGAAAATTCAAAAAACCTGATTCCGGTGTTGTCACGAATCGGTGACATTTCCGCCGGGACCGGAAAAAATTTCAATGAATTGACGGTGTTGTATGGCAAAGCGCGAACGCAAGGAACACTCTATGCTGAAGACATCAACCAATTGACGGAAGCGGGTGTTCCTATCATTCAGGAATTCGCGAAAAATTTGGGCGTTGGTGCTGAAAACGTTAAAAAATTAGCGTCGGAAGGGAAAATCGGTTTTAAAGATTTGGAAAAAGCATTTCAAACATTGACGTCAAACGGCGGTCAATTTGAAGGTTTGACGGCTACATTGGGACAATCATTTGCCGGTCGTGTGTCAACGTTGAAAGATAATTTCGACCAAGTCGCGCGATCCGTTGGTGAGGGGTTGTTACCAATTTTTGAAGTTTTAATCAATGGCGCGTCACGTGCAATTGAATTTTTGCGACGAATTCCGGCAATCGTTGAACAAAACAAAGTCACGTTTTCATTGTTGGGTGCGGCCGTTTCTTTGTACGTTGCAACGCAAACAAAAGCGTTTATCATTGAACAATTGAAAAACAAAGAATCGTTGATTTCAATCATTCGTCAAAAAGGATTAACGGCCGCAATGCTAATCGGAATAAATGTTCAAAGGATTCGAACGGCCTCTCAAATTCAAGGAAGTTTGATTCAACGCGGATATGCCGTTGCAACCGAAATCGCAACCATTGCTCAAGAAGGTTTTAACGCGGCATTGACAAAAAATCCGTTGGGATTATTGTTGACCGGGTTGTCGTTGGCGTTGACATTCATGGTTGATTACGGTGACGCAACGGAAGACGCGGCAAATGCCCAAGCCGATGCGAACAAAGAAATGGAAACGTTCATTGATTTGAAAACGGCGCAAAATTCGATTCAGGAACAAACGAATCAAAACATGGCAACCGAAATCACAAAGTTGGATCAGTTGTTTAAACAATTGAAATTAACGACGGCCGGATCAAAGGAACGCAAAACAATTATTGACCAAATCAATTCGACATACGGAACAACGTTGAAAAATTTGAGTGACGAAGAAAAATTTGTCAAACAAGTTGACGAAGCATATAAGGCGTTGACCAATCAAATCAAATTGAAAGCCCAAGCCGAAGCGACATCACAACAATTGACGGCCTTATACAAACAAGCGTTGGACATTCAATTGAAGTTAGGAAAAACGGGTGCCGGTGGCGTTGCATTGGGTGAACAATTTTTCAAAGGATTGACAAAAGTCAATGTCAACGATTTAGCAAATACAACCGAAGTTGAAAGCGCATTGGATGTTTATCGTTCAAAGTTGAGCGAAAAACAAAAAAGCGTTTTTGATTCATTGACAAAAGACAATCAAAAAAACATTGCATTGTTTCAGAATGTTTCAACGGCCGATGTTCAAAAAGCAACCGCGAATATTTTTGGCGGAAAAACAGAATCGCAAATTGAAGCATCAGCAAAATTAAACGCGGATAAGCAATCAAAAGCGCGTGAACAACAAGCCAAAAATTTACAGGAACAACGAAAAAATGCCGGTCAATTAGCGTCAACATTAGAAACCATTGACCAAATAAGTCAACAAGCCGCGTCGGTTGAACAACAATTGTCAAAATCAACATTTGATGTTTCGCAAGTTGGCAAAGTTGACAACAAAACAAAAAATGACACGTTGAATTTTTTCAATGATTTGAAAAAACAATTGGCCGATTTGGAAAATGAAGGAAAACGAATGGAATTAGAAGTCAACATCGTTCCGAAAAATTTCAATGAAACATTTACCCAATTGAAAGCAATCCAAGCGGATCAGGAACGAATCATTGATTTGGAAACCGAACGCGCAAAAGAAGACGCGAAAAAAAATGGAACGTTGACAAAACAAAATGAATTATTGATTGAACAAATCGGAACGCAAAAAAAATTGAATTTGGCCCGTCGAACCGGAAATCAAATTTCGGCTGAAGGTTACAAAGAAGAATTAAGAATTCAAAAATTGCGCGAAGACATTCAACAACAACAATTCGAACAAAGTCAGTTCATTCAGGAACAAGCAATCACGGACATCGAAACAAAGAAATCGGAAGTTCAAACAAAATTTGAAAACGCGCGAACAAAAAAATCGCGTGAATCTTTGAAAGCGCAATTGGCTGAATTGACACGATTGCAAATTGAAGCGGAACAAAAATCGTCAAACGAACGAATTCAGCAAATCGAACAAAATCGAAAACGTGATATTGCGAACGCAAAAGGTGACGCAAAGGAAATTCAATTGATTAATTCAAAAGCGGATTTCGAAATTTTAAAAGAAAAAAGCAAAACGGCCAAAAAGGTTGAACAATTGACAAAGGATTCAAACGACAAACAACGCGAAGACGATAAAAAGAAACGCGAAGAAATAATTCAGGGGGCGCAAGAGGTCGCAAAAGCAACGATTGATTTGATTAATCAGGTCATTGACGCGCGAATCAGGGAAGCGGATTTGGCTATTTCAGCGCAAGAAAAACGAATTGAACAAGCGCGAACAATTGCGGAAAAAGGCAACGCCGAAGTTTTACAATTGGAACAAGAACGTTTGGATAAATTACAAAAGGAACGTGCAAAATTTGTTCGTCAACAACAAGCGTTGGCGTTTGTTGAATTAGCGTTGAATTCGTCAATTGCAATTGCAAAAGCGGCGGCCGAAGGTGGCGCGGCGGCCCCGTTTACAATTACGGCGACATTGTTAGCATTAGCGGCCGGATTTATTTCAGCAAGAAGCCAAGCCCAAGCGGCGGCCGGTTTCGAAAAAGGTGGTTATACGGGTGACGGTGGTAAAAGTGAAACGGCCGGTGTTGTTCACAAAGGCGAATTCGTTTTCACAAAGGATAAGACATCAAAATATCGTTCGTTATTTGAAGCCATTCACAAAGGGCGCACCCCTGAAATGGCGTTGGGTTTAGGTGAAAAAATTATTGTCGTAAACAATCACAACATGGATCAACAATTGTCACGAATCGAAACGGCAATCCGGGAACAATCGCGAATGAATTTGTCGATTGACGAACGCGGAATTCATGGTTTGGTGTCACATTATCAGTTCAAAGAAAATCGAATTCGAAACAAAGCAAAATAAGACATGGCAAATTCAACAATGCGAATCGAATTGAACGGAACGTTGGTCACCGGGTTGATTGACGGAATTCAAAATTTTTCGGTCACATTACGCAATCAGGCCGAAGACGGAACATTGGCAAAATCATTCACATCTGAATTGACATTTTACGACGACGGTTATCAAATTTTAAAAACGGCATTGATTGACGATCCATTTGGATTTTCAAAAAGCGTTGCAATCAAAATTTATGACGATTGTTGTCGCGAAGCGGTGTTTGAAGGTGTTATCAAAGGCGACGCGATTGATTGGTGTGAACCTAAATGTTATATTTCAGCAAATGTAATTGAAGACGAAGCGAAAATCAATTGCATCAAATCGACATTGATTTGGGACAATCACAACGGATTTTTGAGTCGTTCAAATCCAATCATTCGATATTGCATTGAAATAAGACCGGAATTTTTGCAATACGGTTTAATTTTACAAGCGACCTTGTGGCATTTTGTTTTTGAATTACTTTTTTTCATTTTGATTCCGGTGATTTTTGTTGTGTTTGGTATTGTTTACATTATTTGTGAAGCAATCAACGCCATTCCGACCGTTGTTGTTAATTGTGGCGGTGGTTTGACAAATCCGTTGACGTTGATTAATAACATGCAAGAATTGTTGAAAGAATTGAGCGCATCGTTAGCACCGTGCGGTCGTTTTCATCCGTCGCCATACGTTCGTGAATACATCAAAAACGCGTGTGACAAATGCGGATTGCAATTTCAAAGTTCAATCCTAAATGATCCGGCGTCGCCTTATTACAACACGGTGTTGTTCGCGGCTCAAATTAAAAAAGGGCGCAAATTGGATTCGACCGATTACACATTGATTGAAGACAACAAACCGGTTGAAACAATCGAAACGTTAATGCAAACATATTTGAAACCGATGTTCAACGCTGAATTTCAAATCGTCAACAATGTTTTAGTTTTTGAACGAAAGGACTTTTTTCAATCAACGACGACATGGATTGACGTTGAACAATTATTGAATCAGGGAAAAATAAACAACAACGAAATTTGTTTCAATTGGATCGACAAGGAACGTTGGTCGTTTGGCGATTATCAATATTCAAAAGATTTCATTGATTATGTCGGAAACGAAGCCATTTTGAGGTTCAACGACATTGTCGAATGGAATTCGCCATATAACCCCGGACAAAAAGGTTCACGCGAAATATTATTGCAAGTTGGCCCGTCACGGCATCGAAAAGACGGAATTGATTTGACGGTTTATGATTTCTTTCAAACGTTTTTAGGTGGAATCGTGAATTTTATTTGGCACAATATTTTTTCAGATTACGACCAAACATTATTGACCAATCAACACATGACCGGATATTATAAATTCATGATTTATGACACCGCATCAGGAACGGCGGGTTTGGTTAAACATGACTATTCAAACGCGTTTTGTGGGGGTGATCCGGGCGCGGCACCGGACGAACGTTTCAATTATCCATTTTGGTTCAATGCTAATTACAAAAACAATCTTTATTCGTTGTTTCATTACATCGACGATCCAAGGTTGCCGGGAACAACGCAATTCGATTTCAAATTTACTTTTGAATTTGATTGTCAAACATACAATGATTTTAATTTTGCCAAAACAATTCGATTGATTAAAAACGGGCAAATCGTCAACGGCGTTGTCAAAGAATTGAACATTGATTTTTCAAAAAGAATCATTCAGGTTGCGGGAATTGTTTAATTTTAAAGTAAATTTGAAACATGATAATCACATCGAATTTAGTTGATAATAGTTCCGGCGCAACGAATCCAATTTTTGCGGGTTGTTGTGGTTTGGTTGAAATAAAAGTCAAGTTAAACACGAACGAACCGACACGTTCAATTCATAGAATTCACATAAATAATACCGGCGGTTGTTCAACGACAATTTTGAGCGTTGACGGTGTCACGTGGACTAATCCATTGACATACACAATCACATTGAATTCATTGAATGAAATAACATGTTTAGTTCAAGTTTGTTCGGATTGCGACACGGCAATTGGTCACATAACATCATTTCAATTTGAAGTTCATTGGAATTCGCCCGGAAGCGGTTCGCAAACATGGGATTTTGATATGATTAATATTGATCCGGTCACGAATCCAATTATCACTCAAAGTGAATTTTATTGGCATCCATGTTTGGACGATTGCACGAAATTACAAGGTGATTTTTTTAGGGTGAACAATCCAACGCCGTTCACGGTCAATGTTGGATTTTCAACGATTTATATTTTTACCGGTGCGCTGAATTGGTACATTGACGGCGTTTTATCAGGAACGGGAACGGGCGTTTCGTTACCAATTCCGCCGGGTGAACATGAAGTTGGATTACAAATTTGTCCATTGGACATGATTGACGGCGATTCAATTTCATTTGATGTCAACAATTGTGGTGAAACCTACAATGTCATTGTTTATTATCAACCGGTTTATTGTGGTGATTGTGGAATTTCATGTCGTTCATTGAATGTTTATTCAGACGGAAATTGGGTGACGGAAACCGGTTATTGCGGAACAACGGCAATGTTTGACCGATTAAGCATTGGCGCAAATGTCACGTTGCAATGGTCAATGACCTATGTCAATTTACAAGCGGGAATGAAAATATATTTCAATCCGGTGTTGTTCGATATTAATTGTAATTATCCGGGACGTTATGCTTCAGGAATAATTGATTCAGCACCCCCGGCGGGTTGGTTTTTCGATTTGAATTCGAACGGCATGATTGGCGGAACATATTCAATGACTTTATTTGGCGCGGGTGTTAATGCAAATTCACAAAAGAATTTGACCGCGACAATTCAGTTCGTTGACAACACGAATTTCATTATTTCCTTGAATTTCTTTTTGATTGAAGACATTGAAAATTGGATCGACGGAACAACGATTGCCAATCAACCGAAGTTGTTGAATTCGCATATTTCAGCACCAACGCCATTGACGAACACAATTCAATCGGTTTATAATTCAAACAAAAATTTGTGTTTGCTTACTTACATAACCGATTCAAACGTTCAAACGATTGTCAATGGATCACCGGTTGATTTTAGTTGTTATTTGACAAAGTCAATCGCATGGACGGCGCGTTTTTGGAATTCAGGTTTGTACGGTGGGACATCTGAATTCACAAACCCACAATTCAAATTCAAACGCAACGGTGTTTTTGTTTCGAATTTGTCAACCGTTCAACAAACGCAATTGATTTTTGAAATTGATTCCGCAAATACATTGTGGGATTGTTACATCATGCTAATTGACACCAATAATACGGACAACACAACAACGTTTCCATTAAATTATGACATGTCACGCGTTGCAATTCCGACCGACGGAACAACAAATCAATTGAACGGTTTGATTTATGCGCCGTCAACGTTAATCACAAACGTCGGTGGATCGACATGGCGTGTTGAATGTTACATCGATAATTCAATCAATCCAAATGGTCAATGGCGCATTGGTGCGATTGTTTATGGTTCAAATGGTTTGCAAGTAATTTCGAATTCATTTATTTCTGATGTTATTGAAGTGACGCAAATTCCGGGAATCGAATTGTGTTGTTCGTTGAATTATTCAAATACATGGAACGATTATTCAATGGGTTTTGTGAATCAATGTTTCGCGCCAACAATGAAGGAACGAATCCAAAATCAAATGCAAATCACCGGGGGCGCGTTTGATGCATGTTTGATTAATTTGGGAATGAATCCGGCAAATTTGTGGTTGGATTATTTGAAAAAAGTGACATTGAACATATATCGAAAGGTCAACAATTATCCGTCTTCAGGACAAACAACATTTTTTTATTTTGATTCATTGTCATCAAATCGAATCGCGGGTTTTCCCGGCAATTGGCAAAACAACAATTCCGATTTGATTGTGAGTGATGACGGAACAACATTGTCGACCGAATGGAACGGGCGCGTTCGATACGAATCGAATTTGCCAATTTCAAATGGCAATGTTTACGTTGCGACAACATCGCAAGGATTCACACGAAATCCGGCGGGGGCGTTAGCATCAACCTACATTTCAGTGAACAACGCGAATTTTGATTGGGCGGATTTGGACGTTTATTTTGAATATCAATTCGAATTTGATTTGTCACCGATTTATGGTCAATCATGTGATTTCGTTATTGTCAGAAACAATAAAATTCACCCGGTTGATTTTGAAACAACGCCAAGTCCTTACACGCAAATGTTGAAAGGAATAAGTGTCAAAGGTTATAAAAACGGAACACCGACAACCATTGTTGGCCCGTTTTGCGACGGTCAATTTGATTATTTGTTGATTGAAGTTCAACAATTGGTTGCATTAGATTACACGTTCGTCGCTTTGTTGGATCGTTTTCCATATGGCGTCAATAACTTGTTGGAAGAAAACGGCGGGACAAGCGGAACCGGATTGATTCAATTGTCATGTCCTGAAATGTATGATGTTGACGCGACGTTTTCAGGTGGTTCGGCATTTTATAAAATTGATTTATCTTTATTGAGTCCGGGCAAATATCAAATTTGCGGTGTTCAATTAAAAAAACCATAAAAAACAAACATGGGTTATTTTATCAATTATTCAATCAATTCAAAAACATATTGCGACCAATCGTCGGATTGTGGTGACATTGACGATATTGAATCACGTATCATTTGCAAAGAAGTTGAAATTTTAGATTGTGGAACGGGTGACGGATGCGATTTGGCCGTTGTGAACAATGGTTTGATTTTATGTTCATGCGACACGTCGTTCAATTGCAATCTTTGCGGTAATGATTTGCCGTATTGGTCGCCGGTTTTAGACGACGACATTTTGGTTTTTCAATTTCAGCAAATCGACAATTTCAATGGTCAAGATCCGAACGGCTCGTTTCCGTATGGTTGGGGCGCGTCAGGTTTTGCCAATGGATTTGTCAAAGATTGTTGTTCGGATCAATACATTTTGAGCGGTGGCAATCCAAAATCGGTCACCAATTACGCGACACAATCGTTTGTTGGTGTTTTCCCGGTTTATGATTACGCCGGAAACATCACATGGAAAAACATTCAGCAAATCGAAATTGATTTGCGTCAATTATACATTGATTTGAACGCGCAATTTCCGAACGGTGGTGGTTGTTTTGTCTTTGAATGGATTTTCAATGTTCCAAATCCGTCAACAAAATATTCGTTTTGTTCGGAACCATACAAATTCGATCCATGCCCTGATAAATCCGAAACATTATTGTTGGAAGGAAATTATAAATCGACAGATTGTTTCAAATATTACTACGGTGACGAAGCGGTTGGAAACGGAACACCGTTCACATATTACAATCAATATCGTTTGCCCGGATTCATTGAACAAACATCGTTTGAAATTTCAAAGGAATTTGTTGGAACGCGATTGACAACGGTTTCATCGGAAGTCATTGAAAAATGGACATTGAAATCAAAACGAATTCCGCGTCAGATTGCAAAAATTTTGACAAATATATTGGCCGCGAAAAATGTTTATGTCAATGGCGTTGAATATATTTCGGACGGCGAAATTCCTAAAAATAACGAGGTCGGGAATCAATGGTTTGTTGAAGCCAATTTGAGAAAAATTAATTGTTCAAAAACATTAGCATGTTAAAAAATTATGTTTGAAATAGAAATTTACAATTCAATGTTGGGCGAATTGCCACAACCGGAAGAAAAAGACGATTGGGTTGAAATCCGTGACGAAATGTTTGTCCATACACGCGGAAAAAATCCGGGCCGAATATTGACACAACGACGACCAAATGAAGACGCCGAAATTCAAAAATATCGTTTGGACATTTACGAACCAATCACAAAAGGATCAATCAATCGAGCAATCGACAAATTGTATAGAATATTTAGTTCGGCTAATTTTTCAATTCAGGTGTCCGACGAATTATCAACGTATTTGAACACGCAAAAATTCGACAATCAATATTTTTATTCGTATATTCAAAAATACGTTGTTCGTCGAATGATTGAAGATCCGAACGGTTGGTTGGTATGGATTCCGACCGGCGAAGGGTTGACAAATCCGACGGTGAAAGTTGACGTTTATCCATTGATTGTTGGATCAAACCAAATTCATTTTTTGGATATTGACGAAGGTGTCATTTCGTGGGTTGCTGAAGACGAACAAAGCGAAGTTTATCAAGGTGGCCGAAATAAAA